CTATAAAAAGTTTTCAGCTTTTGATACTTCATCTCTTTGCATATCTACATTAACATGACTATAAATGTCTAAAGTAAAACTAACAGTGCTATGCCCTAATCTTTCAGATATTATTTTGGGGCTAGTTCCTAACTTCAATAATAAGGTTGCATGAGTATGTCTTAAATCATGAAATCGTATTTTAGGTAAATTATACTTTTCTAATAGCTTAGGAAACTTTTGACTCACATAATGAGGATCCATAGGGCGACCATCTTCCCAACATAATACATAACCTAATTCCACTCCATATTTCAATCTACGTTCCATTGCCTCTTTTTTTAATTCTTTTAGAAATTTTATAGTGCTACTTAAAAGTGTTACTATGCGGCTTGAATTTTTAGTTTTTGGTTGTTTTAATATTAATTTACCGTTTACTCTTTGCAATGTTTTATTCACTTTAATAGTTCCATTTATTAAATCAACATCTTCCCATTGTAAAGCACATAATTCTCCTACTCTTAACCCAGTATGAACAGCTAAATAAGTAGGTTTATAAAGTATTTCGTCCTTATTTATGGTGTCTAGATAGAAGTTTATTTCATCGGGCTGCCAATATTTCATTTCAGTTTTTATAGCCTTAGGTGGACTAACTAAATCACAAGGGTTTACATTTATCAACTGCCATTGCTGTGCGTGTTTTAATGCTAAATGGAACATTCTATGAGTTTTTAAGACTGTATTACTTGAAATTTTCTTGTCATTCATCAAATCTTCATAAAATTTCTGGATTAACATAGGGTTTAACTTAGACAACTTGTATTGACCTAAATAACTATTTATGTCATTTACAAAAAATTCATATCTTTTATAGGTGCTTGGTTGGCAATGGTTTTTAGGATAGGTCTCCATCCAATAATTTAAATACTCATTAACTGTCATTTTATCATTTGATACTAATGTACCTTTTTCTAGTTGTGTAATCAATTCGGCTAGTGCAGCTTCGCAGTCCTTTTTCTTTTTAAAACCTCTCTTCCTTTTATACTTCTTCTTTCCATTTTCATCTACACCAACATATACTAAATAACTATATGTTGCCTTCCCATCTTTACCAACGTGTTTTTGTATGGTTCCTTTCATAAAAATCCCTTCTTTATAATTTATTTAAAACAGTATATTTCTTATACTGTTTTTATCATTTACAGCCCAGCTTTTTTTATTATGTCTAATATTTTTTGCAGTTCTTCTTTAGGTAATTTTTTTATCTTTGGATATAATTCTTTTAATTCTTTGTCTAATTCTTCAAGCTCTCCCGGGTGTTTTTCTACTGTACCACTTAATAAATATTCTGGTGATACCTCCATAGCTTTAGCTATCTTCTTTATAGTTTCTTCGTTCGGTATGGTACGACCGCTCTCTATATCTCCCAAAAATGAGCGAGATATTCCGATTTTATCAGCTAAGTTCTTTTGGGTGAACTTTTTGCCTATCTTTAAACTATATTCACTTCTTAGCTGTTTGATTTTTAAACCTAATAATGAATTATCCATTTCTAAACCTCTTTCAAATTACTATTATTGATAACATACGTCTATTATACGTATTTTACGTCTTTTTGTCAATAAACTGAGTAATTGATAAATAAAACTAGGATAGAAGAGTTGTTTTAATTATTTACGTCAATATGACGCAAAATACGACAAAATGACGTTTGTGTATTACGTCATACTGACGTAATATATATTCATAAACAGCAACAAAGTAAAAAGGAGGTCGGGGAAATGAATAGTTTATTGGATAACATTTCTTGGAATAAAAAAATCCAAGTTCTAAGGACCATTAAAGGATGGACTCAAAACGAAGCTGCTAAACAATGCAATACTACTCAAAAGGTTTATTGGAATTGGGAGAGTGGGAGTGTGTATCCAAGGAAAAACAGCAGAGTGGCAATAGCTAATGCTTTTGATGTTAATGAAGATATTATATTTAAAAAGGAGGGGTAGAATTGTTAACACCAAGAGAATTTGCGAAAAGAACAGGATTATCATACAACCAAGTTCTTAACATGTGTAAAGCAAATGAATTAAAAATAGTTAAGACATGCAAAGGACATTTTAAGATAGCTGATATTGAGCTTAACCAATTTATACAATCAGATGAAAGTGTTACTAAAGAGCAGTATTTAGAAGTTATTAAAGAAAATGAGAGGTTAAAGAATACTATAACACAATTAAAAAATTTTATCGCTAGCTTAAAATTATAGAAAAATAGAAAGTCTAGAAAGATAATAATCAAATTGTTTGAGGGGGCAAAATGAAATGGACGAGGAGGGATGTTAATGAGCCAACTAGTTAAAATTAATGACCATGATTTGCAAATCAAAGTATTTAATAACCAAAGAGTAGTAACTTTTAAAGACATTGATAAAGTACATGAAAGATCAGAAGGAACTGCTGGGAGAAACTTTAGAGAAAATAAGGAACATTTTATTGAAGGTACTGATTATTTTTTTGTAAAGCCTGCGGATATTCAGACCGACGAAATTCGTCGCTCCGAAATTAATAACTCGGGAACATATTTAATTACCGAGTCAGGTTACCTAATGTTAGTAAAATCCTTCACTGATGATTTAGCTTGGAAAGTTCAGAGACAGTTAGTCAATACATACTTCAGAGCTAAGGACCTGAATCCATACAAGGGATTATCTAAGGAGCTACAGGCTATCTTCTTAATTGATAAGAAAACACAAGAGATTGAAGAGAGAGTGGACAAGTTAGAGAACAAAATGACTATTGATTATTCGCAGCAGGAAGAAATAAGAACTAAAGCTACACAAAGAGTTATACAAGTTTTAGGTGGAAAGGATGTACCAGCTTACAAGGAATTAAATAAGAAAGCATTTGCAGCATTATGGAGAGATTATAAGAGAGCTTTAGATGTTAACTCTTATAGAAATACAGCAGTAAAGGACTTTGATAAGGCTCTTAATTATGTAGCAACTTGGAAGCCTGCTCGGGAATTAGAGTTAATGATTAAAGGTGCAAACAGTCAAATGAGGATATAGAGGAGGACAAGCGTATGAATAAAAATGAAGTAAAAAAGTTATTTTGGAATCTGGTAAATGGGATTGAGTTTTGTTGTGACACAATAACGGAAAATAGTGCTGGAGTGGTGGTTGAAAGAGGAATGGCTTTAGAAAATGATTATAGCGCAATGTATGTACTAGATGAAGGTTCTATAAGGATATATGACAATCATCATAATGTTATTGCAGAATTCACAGAAGATAGTGAATTGCTCTATATTCTAAAAGACTTATTTGAGAACTTGGAGATTTTAGGAGTGAGAAACAATGCAAAAACCAAGAAGGCTTAAGCCAGAAGAAAGAGCATTTCTACGGTCACAAGGCTACACACCGAGATACTTTCTATTATTAAAAAAAACAGCAGAAGGGTATGAGTTTCTAGAGAAACACACTGGAAAAATACTTGCGATATGGAGGGATTAGAAATGTTAAGACAATCATTAGAAAAGAGAGGGATATATCTAACTGATGAAGAGTTTGCAATAGTAATGGAAATCACTACGGATGATATTAAATTTAACAGGGTTAGTTTCGGGAAGAGGACAAGTCTAGATTATGTATTGGACATTGCAGAAAGAAGTGCAAATGTATTTAAAAAATGTGCATAGGAGGGAGGAAAAGTGGAATTACCAATAGTTGAGTATGACAGATTTGGAAGGATTAAGTATAACCCGGCATTTCATACTAAACACAAAACACCATGGAGCATGGAAGATTTGCAGTATTTGGTTAACTGGTATGACATTATAGGGCCAGAAGAAATGAGTTTCGCATTGGAACGACCTGTAACGGCCATACAACAAAAAGTTACAGTTCTGAGGAGACAAGGATATATGAAAAAGCCAGATAAGTTTGGGTATCACAGAAGAATAAAAAAAGAGCTGCGCCAACAGCCCTAATAAAATTAAAAAATATTTCAATACTTAAATTTTAAATGAAAGAGAGTGATTTGTAAAGTGAAAGCAGCAATAACAGGCTACATTACAGCAGTAATAAATAACTATACTAGGATAATAGAGAATTTGGAAGAACGAAGAGTAGACAAGCCATGTATAAGAAAGTATGAGGCTATAAGAGAGGAATTTTATGATTTATTAGAGTTCGTAGAGGACCTTCCAGAAGAGACTAAGAGGCCTATAACAGTTATTTTTAATAGCAGCAAGGAGGAAACATATGACTAAGGCATTAGCAGATACAAAAGTTATGTCTGAACTTGAATGGTTAAAGAGTAGACAAGCTGGAATTGGCGGAAGTGATGCTGGAGCTATTTTAGGGGTTAATAAATGGAAGACACCATTCCAGGTATACCTTGATAAAACAGAGCCTATAACTGAGGTTAATGAGCAGAGCGAAGCAGCGTATTGGGGAAATACTTTAGAAGATATGGTTGCAAAAGAATTTGCAAAGAGGGCAGGGAAGAAAGTTAGAAGAAGAAATCAGCTACTACAGCATGAACAGTATCCATTTATGACAGCAAATTTAGACAGAGAAATAGTTGGGGAGAAAGCGTTTCTTGAATGCAAGACAGTTAATGCATTTGGCGCAAAGGAATGGGAAGGCGACGATATTCCAGCAAGCTACTTAGTACAAGTTATGCATTATATGGCGGTGACAGGTGATAGTCATTGCTACATAGCATGCTTGATAGGAGGTCAGAGATTTATTTGGAAGGAAGTACAGAGGGATGAAGAACTGATTTCAATGATTATACAAGCTGAGAAGGACTTTTGGGAAAATCATGTACTTAAAAAAATCCCTCCTGTTTTAGATGGATCTAGTGCAGCTGAAAAATATCTTAATGAAAGATATTCTAATCCAACACCATATTCGGAGATAAATCTTAAATCAGAATATAAAGATATGATAAATGAATACTTACAGCTTAAAGAAAATATGAAAGCTCTTGAAACTAGATTGAAAGAGATTGAGAACAACATTAAGAATGAGCTTGCAGATAATGAGAAGGGGTATGCAGGGAATTATGAAGTAAACTGGATGCCTGTGACATCATCAAGAGTGGATAGCAAGCTCTTAAAAAGTAAATATCCAGACATATATAAAGATGTTTGTAAGGAATCGACCTATAGAAAATTTAGAATAAAGGAGTGTAATTAACAATGGCAACAGTAAATGAATTAAAAAATGAAATAGCAACTAAAAAGGAAACAGGAGTAGGTAGTGCAGGAAATACGATAAAAGGATTAATAAACAGCCCTGCTATTAAGAAAAGATTCGAGGATGTATTAAATAAAAAGGCACCGCAATATATGAGTTCAATAGTTAATCTAGTGAACGGTGATACAAACCTTAAAAAATGCGACCAAATGAGTGTAATTGCAAGTTGTATGGTTGCAGCAACGTTGGACTTACCGATTGATAAAAATCTTGGATATGCATGGATAGTGCCATATGGAAATAGGGCTCAATTTCAATTAGGCTATAAAGGCTATGTTCAGTTAGCACTTAGAACAGGGCAGTACAAAGCAATAAATGTTATAGAGGTACATGAGGGAGAACTTATAGAGTGGAACCCACTAACTGAAGAATTAAAGATAGATTTTAGCCAAAAGAAATCTGACGCAATAATTGGATATGCAGGGTACTTTGAATTATTAAATGGTTTCAAGAAGTCAACATATTGGACTAAGGAGCAAATAATTAGACATAAGAATAAATTCAGCAAGTCTGATTTTGGATGGAAAAAAGACTTTGACGCTATGGCTAAAAAAACGGTACTTAGAAATATGCTATCAAAGTGGGGTATTTTAAGCATAGAAATGCAAAATGCTTATACAGCGGACCAAGCTACAATAAGACCTGAAGCAGTTGAAACCGGAGATATAAAGGGCAATGTTGATTATGTAGAGGCAGATTTTGAAGAAAATTACGAAGGTACACCTTTTGAAGAAGTTGAGGAAGGTGGAGTAAATGAATAATATTCCTGATTGCTGCTATGAGTATAGGTATGAAAGTGAGATGGCAAAGGTTGTTGATACATGTTCAGAATGTGGTTGTAATATTTACGAGGGTGACGAGTACTACGATATAAACGGCTTGATATTATGCCAGAATTGTTTGAGTGACTATAAAAGAGAAGCACAAGCAGAATAGGAGGCTATAAATGACAGGAGAAGGGAAAGGGTGGATAAGTCTATATAGGAGCATACAAGACCACTGGTTATGGCAAGAGAAGCCTTTTAGTAAAGGACAAGCTTGGCTGGATCTTCTCTTGTCAGCTAATCACCAGGATAAAAAAATAGTATTTGACAGTAACTTAATAGAAGTAAAAAGAGGAGAGTTTATAACATCTATAAGGAAGTTATGTGAGCGTTGGGGTTGGAGTAACAGCAAGGTAAAAAAGTTTTTAGATTTATTACAAGATGATGGAATGATTTACTATAAAAGCGACACTAAAAAAACTGCGATAAACATAGTAAAATACAAGACTTATCAAATATTGAGCGACACTAAAAACGTCACAGAAACTGCACAGACCAATCACAGAAACATCACAGAAACGCCACAGAAACATACAAACAATAATGATAATAATGTTAATAACTATAATAATGATAATAACTATAGTAGTTGTAGTACTGGGTCAATAGAAGAAATAACTCAATATTATTGCGGTAAAGCTGGCATAGTAGAATTTAATATTAATCCTACTGAAACGCAAACCATAATTCAGCTTATTAATGAGGTGCCTTTAGAAATAATTAAACAGGGTATAGACGAAGCATTTAATAATTACAAACCTAAATTCCAAGGAGATAAAATAAAGTCATTTAAGTACTGTGAGCCAGTAATAAAATCCCTATACGCAAAATTAAATTCAAAGGAGGGAGCTAAGAATGGAAACTGTAAACAATATATTGAATCAGCAGATAGAGAAGGAATTGGACTTGAACTCTAAACTAGAAGAAAAGTGCCAGATATGCGGCAAACACATGTATAAACAATATGAACTCTTCGGCAAAAATAAAATTGTTAGAGTAATGTGTGACTGTGAAGCCAAAAAACTAGAAGAAGAGAAGTCTAGACAAGAGGCACAAGAAAAACAGTTAAGGTTAGAAAGGCTTATTACAAATAGTCTTATGGATAAAAGTTTTAGAAAGAAGACATTTGAGAATTGGGACTTTAGTAAAGGGGCTAAGCAGATGTATGAACTTGGATTGAGGTATACTAAAAATTTTAAAAAGTGCAAAGAAGAAGGAATAGGACTACTGATATATGGAGAGCCCGGCAATGGTAAAACTTATCTTAGTAGTGCAATTGCAAATGAGCTTTTAAAACAGTTTGTGCCAGTAATATGTGTAAGCATAAATGGATTACTTTCAAGGATTCAAGAAACTTATAGCAGATGGGGGAAAGAAGCTGAAGCTGATGTAATTAGAGGGTTATGCAATGCAGATTTACTAATAATAGATGATTTGGGGGCAGAGAGAAAAGTTGGTAATAGTGATTGGACGAAGACTATGATTTATAACATAATCGACAGCAGATATAGGAGTAACCTTCCACTAATAATTACAAGCAATCTAAAAATTAATCTAAAACAGACAAATGGAGTATTGACAGAATTATATGAAAGAAGGACAGAGGATAGAATCTTAGAAATGTGTACTCCGGTTCATAACACTGCCAAGAGTATAAGGGTAGATGAAGCAAAAAAGAAAACTAAGTTGCTCAAAGATATTTTATACGGAGTAAAGGAGGACTAGCTATGCCAGATATAGACCAGGCACTGGAGTACATTTTCGGAGATGTAGCACCAGATGGAACATTTAGAGAAGAAGCTTTTAACACATATAAAGAGTTACAGCATAGGAAGAAGAAAAGGAAGCAACAGTTAGAAGCGGATATTAGTGCAGTTACTAATAGGAGTTATGACAGAGTTTATAAAGAGCAATATAGTCAGTATTACAGCTTTGGGCATAAGAAGTAGGTCGCAAAATGAATATATTTTATTCTTCAGAAAAGGTAAATTTAAAAAGATAAACCATTGTGGTACTGCTGATATATTTAATGTTCCTAATAAAAAAACTAAAGATGAAAACTATTATAGTATAGCTTACAATCGTATTAATGGATTCATATATGATTAAATATAAATTAAAAACTAAATAAAATATCGGTTTTAAAAGGATATAATGGAGGGATAAAAATGAAAAAATTAATATTAACAAGCAGACAATTAGAGGATATATATTTTGGCGAGAGTGAAAGATTTGCAATAATAAAAGAAAGGGAGTGGGAACAAGAACATAAATATCAATTAAAACAAATAATATTTGAGGATACTACAACAGGTATTAAATATTCAGCATATATAGGTAGAAGTGGTTCTCCATTTACGGATTGGACTTATAATAGTGAAATTATGGATAAAAATGAAGAAGTGTGTCCTGTGGAAGAAAAAGAGGTAGTTATAAAGAAGTGGGTTTATGTTGATGATGATAAAATAACTGAAACAGAAAAGGTTAAAAGTATATAGAGTGAGAGCTATTTCAAGCATGGGAAAGATTAAAATAACGAAAAGTCCACAACATAAAACTGTAGTAATTTCTAAAGAAAATCAATACGGTTATGGATATATAATAACGATTAATAAAAGAGAATTGGAAGAATTTTTAAAAGATGAATATGAAGATATAAAATAATTTAAAGATTTGAGGTGATGAATGTAATTGTAAAATTCAGTGTGAAAAATATATTAAATAAGTCGTATTATTAATGAAATATGAAGGAAGGTAAGTAATAATGAACAGAGTTGTTTTAATTGGAAGATTAACTAAGGATCCAGAGCTTAGATTTACACCAGGAAAGGGAACTGCGGTGTGCACATTTACATTAGCGGTAAATAGAAGGTTTAAGAGTGATGGCCAGCCTGAAGCAGATTTTATACCTGTAGTAGTATGGGGAAAACAAGCTGAAAACACAGCTAATTATGTAGGTAAAGGTAGGCTTATTGGAGTAAGTGGCTCAATACAAACTAGAAGTTATGAAGCTAAAGATGGTACTAGAAGATATGTGACAGAAGTTGTTGCTGATGAGGTACAATTCTTAGAGTCTAGAAATGCAGTTGCTAACTATGATAGAAGTGAATCTATTCTTCAAGGAGATAATCATGGTATTCCATCAGATAGTAATGACATATTTAATCAAAACGGGTATGAAGATGAGATTACCCCAATTGATGATGGGGATATACCTTTTTAGGAGCTGAATAAATTGAAAAGAACAACATTTAAAAGGACAATTTGGACTAATGAGCAGATAACTTTTTTAAGAAATAATTATAGGAGCATGACTAATGCAGAAATTGCTGAAAAATTAGGTAAGACAAGACGAGCTGTAACTGAAAAAGCTAGAGTTTTAGGGATAAAGAAAATTAGAAGGATAGTAACGTCAAGCAGAATAGCTTTTTATGAAGATGGTCCAGGGACGAAATTAGAATTAGAAGGAAGATTAAAAATGCAAAATTTTTATGATTTAGACGTAAAAGTAGGGGATAAAGTTAAAATTGAAATATCGGGTTATTGGAGAGAGAAAAAAATAAGAACTGGTAAGGTTGTTTTTAAAAATGATTATCATATTACAATACAAGAAAAAAATTACAAAGAAAGTTTTTTAGGAGCTCAATTTTACACAGGAGATGTTAAGTTAATTAATCATAAAAGGCAATAAACAAGAAAGGAATAGCTTCATTTGAGAGTACAGTTTTATCCTTGTATTCTCAAATGATAGTCAACTGAAAATAATGTATAGGTTAGTAATAGATGAGATAAAGGAAAGTAGAGGATGGATATATCAGCAAGTGAAGATAGAAACGGAGAGTGAAATCATGAGGGAATGTGAGATATGCGGAAGGTTTCCTGCAGAACAACATCATATAGTTAAGAGGAGCCAAAACAGAGCTATGATAAAAGCTCCTGTAAATCATGTATATCTTTGTGAAGAACATCATAGGGGGACAAAGGGTGTGCATGGCCGGGATGGACATAAACTAGATATACAACTAAAACTACAGCTCCAGAAGAAATTATTTGAGTTGTTTGATAGAAAGTATTATACCAAACAGGAAGCAAAAGAACTTCTTGGTATAAGCGCTAAAGATGTAAACATGCTATTAAAAACTAAAAAATGCAAAGATGGGCAGTATGAAAGAGTAGATATAGTGATAGCTTGCATGGGAGGTGCTCTTTATGGAAATTAAATTAGTGATACCTTTGAAACCTGTTACAAAGAAAAATCACCAGCAGATACTAATAAATAAGGCTACAGGAAGGAGATTTATAGCACCTAGTAAACAATACAAGGTCTATGAAGAAGAGTGTTCTTGGGAGCTAAAAGGACAATATGAAGGAGAGCCAATAGACTATCCGGTTAATGTTAAAGCATTATATTATATGCCTACACGTAGGAAAGTAGATTTAACTAACCTTCACGAAGCATTACATGACATACTAGTTAGCTGCGGAATCCTAAAAGATGATAATTGTAAGATAATAGTTTCTACAGATGGAAGCAGAGTTTTATACGATAGGAACAACCCTAGAACAGAGGTATTTATTACAAGGATAGAGGAGGAGTATATATGACACCAGGAGAGATAATGGAAAAAATTCAAGTTTGCCAACAAGCTTTAACAGCAGGAAATATAGAACTTAAGACTTTTGGTGTTAAAAAAGCTAATGCAGAAAGGAATTATAGAATTGCATTAGCTAAAGAAATTTTTAGATTAAGACAGGAAGAAAAACAACCAGCAACATTAATAAATGATTTAGCAAGGGGTAAAGAAGAGATAGCAAGGTTAAGGCTAGAAAGAGATATAGCTGAAACGAATTATAATGTATGCTTAGAATCTATGAGAAATTTAAGACTGGAGTTAGAAGCATATAGGAGTTTTCTTACATGGGAAAGAGTAGAACTTAAAAACACATAGAAAGCAGGGAATTGATATGGAGGATTGGAGGAAAAGATTAAATGACTTATTAGAGGGCAGAATAAAATTATTTGAGGAAGATTATGTGCATGGTGATCCATGTAGGTATAAAAAAGATGGAAAATGGGTTAAGGCAAAAATAGACATGAAAAAGAAAATAATATACGGATTAGATGGAGAGATATTAAGGAGGTGCAATTAATGTTAGCATTGGTAATAATCATAGCTATGATTTCTGTATCGGTGTCGATTACATGTTACAGGTATAGCATTATAAAAGCTAAAGAGACTATGAAAAAGATAAATAGACCGGACCTAATACAGATGAGGAGGGTAGAAGAACATGACAGAATATCAAAGTAAGCAACAAATAGTGGAATGGCTTAAGGAATATGAAGCTATAAAAGCTGGAATAGAGAATTTAGAGCAGACTATCGAGGATATAGCTCAATCTGATATGGCTGTAAATTATGATAAAGAGCCTACTGGGAAAACCAATAAATTTAATTCGATTGTAGAAAGTGCTGTAGTAAAGATAGACAAGCTAGATATAAAACGTAGAATAGAGGCAATGAAGAATATAGTTAATAATATAGATAGAGCATTAAGTATTCTTACTGATACAGAAAGATTTATAATAGAGCATAGATGTATTAAAAGTCAATATTATTATCAGTTCTGTTATCAAATTAATGTTAGTGAAAGAACCGCTAAGAGAATTAAAAAAGAAGCTTTAAGGAAAATGTCTATAGTTATTTTTGGGAAAGAGTAGGTTGGCACTTTTTTGGCACGATTTTATTAAATATCTGTAGTAAAATAGTATTATAAAAATATATACAACACATTGTGCTAGAGCACTTGGACAAGTTCCAGGTGCTTTTTCTATTTTTATAATTTTTATAATTAAGGAGCGAGAAGTGTGAAAATAGGTGAAATACTTAGAGAAAAGCAGCCTAAGGAATATAAAAAATTAAGAAACGAACAAAACACAATTAAAAAACATGAGCACTTCTCTACTAGAGAAATAGAAGAGCTGATGTATCATAGTTGCTATAAACGTAGTAAAGGTGGGGCTTTGAGGCAGATAAAATAAATGGATATGAGGTTAATTGCTCATATCCATTTTATAATTTATATTTGCTTTATTTATAGTCTTTTATCCCAAGATGTTCTTTTAAAGCCACTTGAAGTATTTGTGAAAAGTTGACTTTATTTTCTTCGGCTATTTTGTTTAACCAGTAAGGAATAGTTAATGTCTCATTATGTATGAGTGACTTATAAGCGTGAATAGAAACTACAAAGGAGCTATTAGGCATTTTAATGCTTTCAAGTCTCTTCTTTAGATATAGATAAGATTGTAATTTATTAATAAGTGAATTGATATAAAAAATGTAAATAATGATATAAATTGCAGGAATTTTTCATTTTGTGAAGAATAATGTTATATAATGGAGGTGAGAAAAGTGAAATTAATACCATTAAAACAATGGATATGTGATGTCTGTGGGGAAATAATAGAAAAACCAGAGGATGGATATGTACAATGGCATAGGGATTCTAATATGAAAATTGATGACTTTATTATTGTGCACCATCAATCAGCTTCTCCAAGAAAATGCACTAGCAATGGATGTTATAAATATGATAGTGATTCCGATTTGAAAAGTTTTTTGGGAGAACATGGTATTGTAGAATTGCACGCATTATTAGATCCTGGTCCGTACCATCTTCCAGAATACTGCAAACAGGTAGCGGATATAAGAAAATGGTCAGATCTTTATAAAAGATTACAGCTTCCTTACTATGAAGAAGCAAGAAAGTACTGGCATAGAGCAATGTCAGATGGATACTTTGGCGATTCTAATGAAGTTTATATTTATCTACCAAATAATCTAAAAAGAATGATTGAACATTATGAAAAAGAAGATTATTAAAAAGAGCTTTTCTTAAAGAGCTCTTTTTTAGTGCAAAGAGAATCCTATTTACATATTTAAAATTATGAAAACTAAATTTAAAATGTAAACTGTAAAATTGTTAAAAAAAGAAGGAAAACTTCCTAGAATGTAGAAATATCATACTAGGAGGTGAAAATTATGGATATGGAAGAAGGCAAAAAAGAAAAAGTAAGAGAAATTAAAAGAAAAGCTACTATTGAATCAGCAGGAAGATATTTTGATTCTCTATATGATAAGCACCTAGAGGATAAGAGAAAAGTAAAACTAAAATTAAAGAGTAAAGATGGCAATGATGTTATTATAAACAAAACGGAATATGAAATACCGTTTCAAATTGATCAAATAATACTTGCCTTAAACGGAGCATTTGAAATTAAGGTTAGCAATTTTGAAATTACTAGAGAAAACCTTAGTTCAATAGAAATTCTATTTGAATAAAACAGGAGATAAGTAGTATATGCATTGTGAATTAAAAGATATAGAAATTGAGTTGTTTGATAAAAAGCAGAGAATGGGACGAGAAGTTAAAATCATTAGGGAATGTTCTGAAAACTACAAAGTTATAAACGGGATAAAGACATTTGTTCCTTGTAAGTTCAGACTAAATGAGAAATGTTTACGACTAAAATATAGAATAGGTAATAAGTAATGTAAGTTAGAGCTCATAACGGGCTCTTTTTTCATACCCAAAACAAACAAATAGGTAGGTGGTGACAATGTAGAATGACAGATATAAGAGGACCAGATATAAAAGATCAGGCTAAACAAGATTACCTAAAAGGCATGAAATATAAAGAACTTGCTGAAAAATATGAGGTAAGTATAAATACAATAAAGTCATGGATAAAAAGATATAATTGGTCCAAAGAGAAAAAAGAAGTGAGTGCACACAAAAAGAAAAAGGGTGCACCCTTAAATAATAAAAATGCAGTAGGCCATGGAGCTCCACCAAAGAATAAAAATGCGGAGAAACATGGATTTTTTTCTAAGTATCTTCCAGAGGAAACTTTAGAGCTTGTTGATGAGATTAAAGAAATGGACTACTTAGATATACTTTGGGAGAACATCACAATTCATTATGCCGGAATAATAAGAGCTCAAAGAATTATGTATGTGAAAGACCAGGAGGATATGACTAAGGTATTGAAAAAGCAAAAAGAAACCTCAGGAGTAACAACAGATAGCTGGGAGAAGGAATACGAGTTACAATTTGCCTGGGATAAACAGGCTACTTTTCTTAATGCACAGAGTAGAGCTATGTCAGAGCTACGAAACTTAATAAAACAATATGATGAAACTCTTCATAAAAATTGGGATTTAGCAACAGATGAGCAAAAGGCTAGAATTGAAAAGTTAAAGATAGATATAGAAAATACAAAAGGTAATAATACAGGTGATGAACAAGTGGTGATTGTAGATGACATATAAGCTATCAGAAATAATCATTCCCAAGTTCCACAGTTTTCATAAAGCATATAAAGAAGATTACCTTCACTATGTTTTAAAGGGTGGAAGAAACTCTGCTAAATCATCTACTTATTCTGAGGAGTTAATATTGGATTTAATGAAGTATAAAATAAATGCTTTAGTTGTTAGAAGAGTTGCAAATACTCTTAGAACCTCTGTGTATGAGCAATTATTATGGGCAATAGATATTTTGAATGTGGGACACCTTTGGAAGAAAAATAAAAGCCTTTTAGAACTAGAATATCTTCCATGGAAAAATAAAATACTTTTCAGAGGTGCTGATGATCCGCAAAAGATTAAATCTATCAAAACAAGCAAGTATCCTATAGCAAGGTTGTGGTTTGAAGAAGTTGCAGAGTTTAAGACAGAGGAGGAAGTACAGACTATAGTTGATTCTATAGTCAGAGCAGAGCTTCCAGATGGATTAAAGTATAAAATAGTTTATTCTTATAATCCACCTAAAAGAAAGCAGCATTGGTTAAATAAAAAATATGAAACACAGTTTATACCTGCTAATACTTATGTTCATCACTCTTGTTATTTAGATAATCCTTATGTTTCAAAAGCTTTCATAGAAGAAGCTGAGAACATGAAAAAGAAAAATGTTTTTAAATATAGGTGGAATTACTTAGGTGAGCCTATAGGTAGTGGAGTTGTGCCATTCGATAACTTAGAATTTAGAACTATAACTGATGAAGAAGTTAAAAGCTTTGATAATATCAGGCAAGGCATTGACTGGGGATATGGAGTTGACCCAGTAGCATTTGTAAGGTGGCACTATGATAAGACTAGAAGGAAATTATATGCTTTAGATGAAGTGTATGGGGTTAAAATGTCCAATAGAATATTAGCAGACAAGATAAAAGCTAGAAAGTACAATGGATTTTTAACAATAGCAGATAGTGCTGAACCTAAATCAGTTGCAGAACTAAAGTCTTATGGCATTAGAATTAAAAGTGCTAAAAAGGGTGCAGGAAGTGTGGAATATGGAGAAAAGTGGCTTGGTGATTTAGAAGCTATAGTAATAGATCCGAAAAGGACTCCCAATATAGCAAAGGAATTTGAAAATATAGACTATGATGTTGATAAAGATGGCAACCCATTAACCAGGTTAGTAGATAAAGATAATCACACTATAGATGCAACAAGATATGCGTGTGAAGATGATATGAGTAACAGTGGGGTACAAGTATTTAAATAAGGGGGTGAAAAGATGCTTTTTGATTTTAGACCTAAAGTTCCAGCACTTACCAAAGAGGAGGTTATAAAAGAATTCATAGATGAGTTTAATAAGTCAGATAAAAGAAAAAATATGATAATAGGTGAAGCTTACTATGAAAATAAGAATGACATAAACACAAGGGAAAGATACTGCTATGTTAATAAGCAGAAGATGATAGACCATACCAAAGTAAATAATAAATTAAGTCATTCATTTATGAAGCTGCTAGTGGATGAAAAGATAGGGTACTTGTTAGGAAAACCTCCTAGTTATACCTCACTAAATGATAGTTTTGAAGAAAAGCTCAATGAGGTGTTGGACAGTGACTTTGACGATGTACTAAATGAAGCTGGTATTGAAGCAAGTAATAAAGGTATTGCATGGTTGCAGGTTTATATTGATGATGACCAGGAATTGAAATTTAAAGTAATTCCAAGTGAGCAGATAGTACCTTTGTGGTATGATACCGCTCATACAAAATTACAGGCAGTAATTAGGTATTACTATATAACAGTATATGAAGGTAAAAATAAAAAAGATGTGCTTAAAGTAGAGTACTGGGATGATAAAACTGTGATGTATTATACCGATTATAATGGTAAATTAATTCCTGATGTAGAGGCAAATGAAACTGCAGAACCCATAGGACATTACATGAAAGATAATGAGCATTTTGGTTGGGGAAAGGTTCCTTTTATAGCTATTAAAAATAATAGTAAAGAACTTAATGATTTAACTTTTGTAAAGAGCCTTATAGATGATTATGACCTGAACACAAGTGATACAAGTAATAATCTTGCAGAGATACAATCTCTTATTTATGTACTAAAGAATTATGCTGGACAAGACATAGGAGAGTTCATGCAAGACTTAAGATACTACAAGGCTATAAAGGTTGAAGGTGATGGAGGAGTTGATTCCCTACATGCTGATTTAAATGTTGAAGCTGTAGAAAAGCACCTGGATAGATTAAAAAAAGATATATATCAGTTTGGCCAGGGTGTGAATATGGATACTGACCGTTTTGGAGCTAATCCTTCAGGAGTTGCATTAAAGTTTTTATATTCGGGACTAGACCTTAAATGTAATAACTTTGAAAGAAAACTTAAAAAAGCTTATAAGGAAATATTTTGGTTTGTAGCAGAGTACTTAAAACTTATGCGACAAGGCAACTTTAACTATAAAGAGGCTAAAGTTCAGTTTAATAGAAATATGATTATCAATGAAACAGAAGTAATTCAAAATTGCCAAGGAAGTGTAGGTATTATAAGTAGAAAAACAGTAAGAGAACACCACCCTTGGATAAATGATGTGGCAGAGGAAGAGCAGAGGCTTGAACAGGAACATGATTCTTTAGAGTATGACCTTCCACTAAATAAACCACCCAATAAACAAGGTGATGTAGATGAATAATATTGATTACTGGAAGAAAAGAGAAGAGGAAAAAGTCAGTAAGCAATTTAGGAAGGCAGATTTATTAGAAAAAGAATTAAAGGAACAGTATGAAATAGCTCTAGAAGAAATAAATAAAAAAATAACTTATTTTTATGAGAAATATGCCAAAGATAATGACATGACATATAGAGAAGCTACAATGTTCCTAAATGGTCAAGAATACTCCAGGTGGAGAAAAACACTTGAAGAGTATATAAATGACATAGAGTATTCCGGGGATGAATTGTTGCAGCTGGAGCTTAACACTCTAGCAATGAAAAGCCGTGTGAGAAGAATAGAGGTATTAAAAACTGATGTTAGTATTGAACTTCATAAATTATATAAAAAGCAAAATGAGACAGTTACAGGTTTGCTAACAGATATAGCAGAAGGAACTTATTATGAAACAATATATCAAGTACAAGTTTTTGAAGGAATAGGACATTCTTTTGCAAAACTTAATAAAAATACTATAGAAACTATTCTCTCTTATCCATGGAGTGGAGCAAACTTCTCTGATAGGATATGGAAACAAAAAGAAAAGCTTACAGATACAATCAAGCAGGAATTAACACAGAAGTTTATCCAGGGTAAAGATGTAAGAAGTACTGCTAAAGCTATAGCTGATAAAATGAATGTAAGTTATAAAAATGCTTGTACTTTAGTTCAAACAGAAAGTGCATATATTGTAGGGGAATCTACTGCAAGAGGATATGAAGCTACTGGAGTACAGCAGTATCAAATATTGGCTACACTAGATAGCAGAACATCATCTATATGCAGAGAACAGGATGGGAAAGTCTATGACCTAAAAGATAAGACTATAGGAGTTAATTATCCACCTTTTCATGTAAGATGTAGGACAACTACAGTACCTTACTTTGAAGATGAAGAGGATACTGGAAAGCGAGCTGCAAAGAAACCAGGAGGAAAGACCTATTACGCACCAGCAAATATGACCTATGAAGAATGGTACAGTGAACATGTTGCTTAAAGCGAGGTGAAGATAGTGGAAGAAGCAAGTAAAGAAATAATTGATCTAAGAAATAGAGTTATAGAGGCGCAGCAAAGAAATGCTAGCCTCAAATCACAGGTACAAAAATTGAAATATACAATAAAAAACATAGCAGAATTATTATAAAAAGAAAGGAATGATATAAATGAAACAATTAAACACTATTCAAAAAATGGAAAAGTTGAATGATGTCTATGCAGTAGATGAAAAAGGCAATGGAGGAGCAAACCATAGATATGTAATATGTAAGCAAGGTGAAACTAGGTGGTGTAATGGGAATAATTCAGAGGGAGTGTATTCTGATATACAATTTCAAAATGGTGCAAGAAAGGAAGAAAACTCAATCCATGGAGTAGCAAATGAGGACTTATTAGAAATAGTAAGACACAGATTACAATGTTTTCAAGCAGGACCATTTGCGAGTAAATATAACGAGGAGGCTCTAAAACACATAGAAGAAGCTTTGCATTGTATGAATGCTAGAGTAGAGGATAGAGTTAAAAGAAATGTATTAGGAAGGAATGAAAAATAATGGCTAAGTATAGAAAGAAACCAGTAGAGGTTGAAGCAGTTCAATATACAGGGAAAAACATTAATGAGATATACAATTTTGTAAGAAAGCATCTATTTAGAGATATAGATAGGAACTTATCTATTCAAACTCTAGAAGGTACTATGAAAGCAACACCAGGTGACTGGATTATAAAAGGTGTCAATGGTGAGTTTTACCCATGCAAGCCAGACATATTTGAGAAAACATATGAATCAGTAAAATAATTTTGAGAGGAGCGATAATATGCCAAAGTTAAGTGAAATACTAGGAGAATCATATTCACAGATACCAGAAGATATTAGAACTAAGTACAAAGATATTGACTTAGTTGACAGCTCCGGTTATGTAGAAAAAAATAAATTTGATGCTGTAAAAAATCAACTATCAGATTTGCAAGCTCAAATAAAAGAAAGGGATAAGCAGCTAAAAGATTTATCTTCTAAAGTTGGAGATAATGAAGAATTAAAAAATCAAATAGAAGAGCTGCAGAATAAAAATAAAGCTGCTAAAGATGAATATGAATCTAAAATATTAAAAATGCAGTTTGATTATGCACTAGAAAAAGCTCTATCTAAAGCTGGAGCAAAGAATAGTAAAGCAGTTGAAGCTCTATTAGATAGAGATAAAATAAAATTAGATGGTGAAACTCTTATAGGATTAGATGAACAGCTTACAAGCTTAAAGATATCTGATCCTTATTTATTTGGTGAAGATAAAATTTCAAGTCCTAAACCAGGTGATGGAAAGAGTGATCCAGGAGATAGTGATTTAGCAGCTAAAATAGCTGAAGAAAGAAATAAAGAAGTACAAAATCCATATGAAAAATTATGGAATTAGGAGGGAAAAAGTATGTATGTAAAAACAACAACTTTTAATAACCAGGCTGAATTTTTAGCTAGTGACAAATATGTTAATTTCACTACTACAGTATCCGACGAGGGCATAACAGCAGATGAGTTAGGAAGAAAGATAGTTCCTGCAGGTAGCATATTAGATGCAGCTGGAAAGATAGTAAATGATGGTACTGCGGCAGGAATACTTTTTTCACCTGTAGATGTAACAGAAGGACCACAACCAGGAGCACTTATGGTTGAAGGTTATGTATTAGAAGCTAGACTTCCAGTTAAGCCTGCTGACACAGCAAAAGCAGCATTAAAAGAAATTAAATTTAGATAGGAGAGTGTTAAATATATGGCTAGAATAGAAGAACTATTTTCAACAGAAACAGTTTTAAATTATGTGAAAAATAGACAACCAGTACCAATGTTAGGAGATATGCTTTTCCCTGAGAAAAAAATCGAGGGATTAGATTTTAAAATGATAAAAGGTGCAAATAACTTACCTGTATCAGCAAGTATTCATAGTTTTGATACTGAAACTGAAATTGGTTCAAGAGATGGAGCTTCTTACAGTGTAGAAGAGCTTGCACTAATCAAAAGAAAAATAAAAATGGATGAAAAATTAATAATACAATTAAGTTCACCTAGAAGTACTCAAGAAGAAACTCAGGCTATTAATCAAATTTTCAATGATGTAGATAATATGGTTAATAGCGTAAGAACTAGAGTTGAAGCTATGAGAATGGAGGCTATATGTACAGGTAAGCTTTCTATAAATGAAAATGGAGTTAAAATCTCTATAGATTACGGGACTCCCAAAACTCAACAAAGTACAACAGATTGGACTGCTCCAGATGCAAAAATACTAGATGATATTTATAACTGGACAGATAAAGTTGTACAAAATACAGGATTTACTCCTACAAGAGCTTTAACTTCTAAATCAGTTTTAAATATACTTTTAACAAATACCGCAATAAGAAAGGCTATATTAGGAGTTAATTCAGATAGGATCATAACCAAAGATATGTTAAATCAGTTGTTAGCTTCTATGGGATTACCTCAAGTAGCGACATATGATGCTCAGTATAGAACGCAGGGAGCGGATGGAAAGTATACAGCTAAAAGATACTTTGAAGATAGTAAATTTGTATTACTTCCAGATGGAAAGTTAGGAGAAACTATTTATGGTTTAACTGCGGAGGAAATAGAGCTAAGAGGCAGAGGTGATGTTAAGATTGAAAGCTTTGGAAATATCCTAGCTGAAATTTACTCAACAAAGGATCCGGTTGCTAGATGGACTAAAGCAGTTGCAACTTGTCTACCATCATTCCCTTACGCTGACCAAATTTACATTGCTAAAGTTAAGTAGGAGTTTTATCTCCTGCTTAATTTAAAGAGGTGTTAGTATGCTTGAAAATATAAAAGATGTGTTAGAGATAACGGATAACTCTAAGGATAAACTTATTAATAGGTATATAAGTAAAGTTACTCAGAAGGTGCTTAATTATTGTAACTTAAAAGAGTTGCCTATAGAACTTCAAGGCTTTATAGAGGATAAAGTTATTTCTATAATGCAATATAAATTAGAATCAGCAAGTAGTGATAAAAGTAGCAGGGAAGTTAAGTCAATTCAGAGAGGTGATACTAAAATTGAATTTGCCACCATATCTGAAAAAGATGAAAAAACACTATTAAATTTTAGTAATTCAGACATGAAAGAATTAAATAGTTTTAGAAAGGTGGCTTGGTAGTATGGATGAAGCAGCACTCCTTGAATTAACTTATTTTGATAAAGCTACAATAAGTGGCCAAATACAATATAAAAAACCTAATGGAGCTATAGCTTTTAAAAATGGACTAAAGGCAGAAAATATTAAATGTGCTATTTCAAAAAAAGAACCTCAAATACTAAGCGAAACTGAAACAGTATCTAATATAAAATACTCAGTTATTATGTTTTGTAGGCCCGATACAAATATTGCTGCAGGTGATGATGTTCAGGTAACATTTGAAAATGGACTGAAAAAAAATTATATAGCTGGAGAGCCATTCCTTTATTCAAGTCATTTAGAGATACCTCTAACAAGAAAGGATAGAAACTAAATGTTTGAAATTGATGGTTTAGATGAGTGGATAGCCAAACTAGAAAGAATAAAAGTAGAGTTCCCGGAAGAAATTGAAGCTGAAATATTAAAATTAGCCAATAAGTTACTAAGAAAAGTTAAACAACGAACTCCAGTAGGTGATACAGGAGAGTTGAGAAGAAATTGGGAAATAGGTGATATAGTAAGAGAAGGTAATGGTTGGTATATAGAGGTTTTCAACAATACTGAATATGCACCGCATGTGGAATTCGGACATAGGACAAGACTAGGAGTAACTAGTAATCCTGAACACTATAAAGCAAGAGGAGTTATAGCCTATGTTCCTGGAGTACATATGCTGAAAATAAGTGTAGAAGAATTAAATGCTCAATTACCAGGAGAATTAAAGCGTTGGATTAATAGAGTATTAGGAGAATAGTATATGCTTAAGTATAACGATATAAGGGATGCATTTACCTTAAAATTAAGTGAGAAGTATCCTAAAATTAATATATATGATGAAAAGATACAGCAGGGTTTTGAATCACCTGCTTTTTTCGTGCAATTAATTCCAGGTAGTTCAACAAGGGAAAGTAAGAATGTTAAGTCTCGATTCCTATTAGTTGATATTCAATACTTTCCTAAGGAAGTAAATTCTACTGAAGAAGTGTTAAATATGGCAGATGATTTAGAAGATATGTTTAAGGGTCATATTTCTATTAAAAATAGAAATATTAAATTAGACAATACACAGTATCAATCAATAAATGATGGAATTGGCATTGTATTACACTTCCAGGTACCTATTAACTATTATGAATTAATTGAGAAAGATATTGAAAACTTCGATGTAATGCAAGATATGATTTTATCAAAGAAAGGAGTGTAGATGATGTTAGGATTACCTAATGTAAATATAGCTTTTAAAACTAAAGCTAGTACTGCTATGCAAAGAGGCGAAAGAGGGATTGTAGCTCTTATATTAAAAGAAAAAGGTCCAGTAAACAATCCTATAAATATAAGCACTATAACAGATATTCCAACAGGATTTACTGCAGAAAATAAAGAGCAGATAGAGTTAGCGTTACGAGGAGGAGTTAATCCACCTAAAAAAGTAGTAGTCTATGCGATACAACCAGAGGCTACTGATTATAATGAGGCTTTAAAATACTTAGAGGTAACTAAATTTAATTATTTAGCAATACCATTCATAGAAAAAGAAGCAGCCAATATTATAGCCACTTGGACAAAGGAACTTAGAGATACAAAAGATGTGAAAATCAAAGCTGTATTACCACATACTCCGGCAGATCATGAAGGAGTTATTAATTTTGACACAGATGATATTAGAGTTGGAGAAAAGACATATTCTGCAGCTCAATATTGTGCTAGAATAGCAGGTATTTTAGCAGGGTGTCCTCTTAATATGAGTGCTACCTATACGGTTCTTCCGGAAGTTGATGATGTACCTCATTTAACTAAAGAGGAAGCAGACAAGGCTATAAATGAAGGTAAGTTAATTTTAATAAACGATGGTGAAAAGTGTAAGATTGCTAGGGCTATAAATTCATTAACTTCAACTACTAAGGATAAAGGTGAGGATTTTAAAAAAATATTAATAGTGGACAAGAATGATATGTGGCATGATGATGTAAAGCGTACAGTAAGTGATTATTATCTTGGGAAATATGCAAACACCTATGATAATAAAATATTGCTTATAACGGCTATACAAGCATATAATGACCAGCTAGCACTTGAAGGATTACTAGATAGTTCTTCAACTGAGTATAATAAAGTTTTTATAGACATAGCAGCACAGAAAACATATTTAAAATCAATTGGAGAAGATGTTGAGAATATGAAAGACCAGGATTTAAAAGAGGCTAATACAAAAGATAAAGTATTTATAGCTTCTAATTTGAAGTGGACAGATGCAATGGAAGACTTCAATATCAATGTAACTATTTAGGAGGTGCTTATTAATGGCATATGATGCACAAAAAACTATATCCGGTACTCAGGGTGAATGCTGGTTAGATGGAGAATATTTAGACAATGCCACAGGCTTGCAGGCTAAAGTTAAACTCATAAAAGAAGAAGTTAAAATGTGCAAAGTTATGGGTAAAAAATATAAGGTTGTAGGCTTTGAAGGCAGTGGTACATTAAAATTAAATAAAACTAACTCTAGAATGCTTTTAAAACTAGCTAATAAATTAAAGGAAGGTAAGAGTGTAGTCTGCACCATAGTATCAAAATTAGATGACCCTGATGTGGTTGGTGCAGAGCGTGTGGCAATAAAGGATGCAACCTTTGATGAATTTGACTTAGTGAATTGGGAAGCTAAAAAGATACTTGAGGAGAGTATTCCCTTCACATTCTCTGAATACGAAATTTATGATTGGATACAGCCATAATATTCTATGGCTGATTTTAAATTTAAGGAGGAATATCAATGGCTAATAATGTTATGGATTTATTACTAAAATCAGATACAAGTAAGGTGAAACTACCTACAAAAAAGGTTAAAATACAAAGCTTATCAGAGGCATTTGGAGAAGACGTTATATTTACAATCCAGGCAATAGGAATTGAAAAATATAATGAAATTCAAGAGGCTGGGGTAACTGTAGATGAAGATGCTCTTAGTGATATAGATTATAATAAAATTCAATTGCTTACAGTTTTAGAAGGAGTTAAGGAGCCAAATCTAAAATCAAAAGAGCTTATGGAGCATTTTAAAGCACATACTCCTATAGAGCTGCTTCAAAGAATGTTTTTAGGTAAACCAGGAGAAATTGCAACCTTATACAATCATATAAATGAGTTGTGTGGTTTTGGTAAAAATGCGGTTGAAGAAATAAAAAACTAATAAATTCTGATGGTGAAGTAAACACCATGTATTACCTTTTTAAAACTAAAAGGTTAATTAAGCCATCAGAATATTGGAATTTAGGACTAGGGGACAAATTAGTATTAAGAGCTTTCGTTGAGAAAGAGATAGAGGAAAGAACTCGCAAGGAATTAGCATTACAAAGAAAAGAAATACCAATATTTAGTGTGGATGTAGTATAATAACACTAGGAGGTTGATGTTATGAAAAAAATATTTATAGCAGTGCTTAGTGTTATTATGGCTATGTCTTTAGTAGCTTGTGAGAAGAAAAAGGAAGTTGTAAAAGGCAATGATAAGGTCAATCAAGAACAAGAAGTTAAAAAAGAAGGAAAAATAGATTTAAGTAAAATAGAATTAAATAAAGGGAATGTAGAAAAGCTAATAAAACAAATATTAGGAGCTAATAAGATTAGGGCTGTTACTGTTAATGATTCAGATATAAGTATTAAATTATTTCAAGAGCCTGAGGATGAAAAGCAATTTTTAATACACACTTCTAATTATTTTATTGATATTGTTAGTGAGTTATTTAAAAATAAAAAAGTTGAAAATATAGAGTTTATAGTAGACTCTATATTTGATACTAAACAGAATGAAAAAGTAGAATCTAGAGCTATTGCCTATACAATAACTAGAGAAAAATATAATAAATTTAATTGGGAAGATATTAAGCTACAAGTATATTCTGAACCTAAAATATTGTATGATTTACTAGACTCAGCGGCAGTACATCCATCAATTATAAATAATATTAAATAAAATAACACCTTAAGATACACCTTAGGGTGTTATTTTTATTGTCTTAAAAGGTGGTGAGGCATATGGCTGATGAAGAAAGACTTGGTGCTCGTATTGAGTTTAATACAAATAACTATATGGCTTCTATGCAACAAATCATAAGTCAAACAAATGATTTCAGACAATCTGTACAGCGTGCTAGAGAAACTATGGAACATGCAGCAAGAACTCGAGTAGAGGCTAGAATTAGAGTAGATAATACTCAAGCCACACGAAGCACCAGAGAAGTTAGAGACAACTTAAGAAGATTACATGAAAATAGACCTATAACAATTGCAGCAAGGGATATGACCAGACAGAAATTTAGAAATATACTTAGCACTTTAGGAAATTTAACTGGAAGACCCCACAGAGTTGTTTTAAATGCAATAGATAAAACTAAAAGAGTAATGTCTAGTATAAAAAACAGCATATTCAACCTTAAAAATCTAGCTGCAGGGATTGTTTTTGGAGCTACTGCTAAGTTTGCCTTTGATAATACAGTGGGTGCTGGAGCGAAACTAGAGCAGGAAGAAGTAGCGATGAAACACTTTATAGGTTTTCAGAATAAAGGGAAAAAAGGTTTTGATGTAAACAAGGCCACTCAGGAATACATTGCACAGTTAAGGCATAATGCTAATGTTACCCCGTTTGGTACAAATGAGGTTATAGCTGCAGGACGTAGAGCTGTAAACATAATGCAAGGTGATACAAAACAAGCTATGGAGCTTGTAAAGCTTGCTGAAAACATGGCTGCACTTAATCCTGGTAAAACTGTTATGGATGCAATGGAAGCTTTGGCAGATTTAAAGCAAGGCGAAGCTGAAAGAATGAATGAATTCGGCTTTAAATTTAGCGCTGATGATTTTGTCGAAGCTTCAGGAGCTGCAAAGAAGAAAGATAAAAAAGGTAAGGAAAAGAAAATGAAAATGTCTGACCTTACTGATGATCAATTTACAACTGCTTATAACAGTATTGTAAAAAATAAATTAAATCCATTCTTTGCTGGCGGAGCTGAAAAACTTGCAAAAACTGCTGCAGGACAGTGGTCAACAACAACGGGTCTGATGCAAAGTATGGGCTCAGATATTGGTAAAGCATTTCTTCCTCCAATAAATAAAGTTTTAGCACAAGTAAATAAAAGGTTTGAAAGCTTTTCTCAATCTAAGGCATTTGGAACTATAAAAAAACAAGTCGAAAGTTTTGCAAACTCTCAAGGTCAGAAGTTTTTAAAATGGTTTGATGACTTAGAAAAACATCCTGAAAAGATAGAAAAAGGCTTTAATAATGTTAAAAATACTTTAAAAGGCATAGGTAATGTATTAAAGACAGTTGGAAAATTAGCTAAAGAGGCCTATAACTTTGTAAAACCACTTTTAAATTTTGCAAATAAAAATCCTAAAGCAGCACTAGGAATATTAGCAGGATTAAAGTTCGGTCCAGGAATTATGAAAACTATATTACATGCACCTAAAAATATAAGGAAACTAAAGCAGGAACTTTCAGAATTAAAAACAGCTTTAGGATTTTTAAAAGCTGCTTCCAAAAATAACTTTAAGGCAATTGGAGGTATATTTAAGGGTATAGGTAAATTTACAGGTAAAGGTATAGGCAAGGGACTTATGTCTATACTTAAAGTTTTTAAAATTGTAGGAAAGGGAATAATCAAAACTGCAGCAAGAGTTTTCACATTCTTAGCAGCTAATCCAGTGGTTTTAATAATAGTAGCTATAATAGGTGTTTGTATATTACTTTACCAGGCATGGAAACATAATTGGGGTGGTATTAGAGACAAGACAAAGGCAGTAATAAATTTCATTAAACCTAAAATAGAGAGCATTAAAGAAACTTTTCAACATGTTAAAGAGAAGTGCTCTGAATTTGCAGAAAGTGTTAAAAAGAAATGGGAGGAACTAAAGGAGTTCTTCAAACATCCTATCAAAGGAACTATTGAGTTAGCCAAAAAAGGTGCTGGTTGGATTAAAGATAAGCTTGATGGAAGTCATGCTACAGGGCTGTCAAATGTACCTTACAATGGATATCTAGCAGAGCTGCATGAAGGTGAAAGAGTTCTTACAGCTCAAGAAAATAGAAGTTTTAAAGAAGGTTTTGGAGGAGTTCACATTGCAAAATTAGCTGATAGTATAGTTGTAAGAGAAGATGCTGACATTGATAAAATAGCAGATGCTCTTGTAAAAAAATTAAAAAAGACCAGCTTTAATATGGCTTAGGGGGTGTTATAGTGGAATTTTGGTTTTTACAAAATAAAGACAAGCTACAACTTCCAGTACCTCCAGCTGAGTTTGATGTTAGTGTTGGGAATATGAATGAAACCATAGTAGTAGAGAATGTTGGTGAGGTTAATTTGTTAGGTAAGTCAAGGCTTGCTACTATTTCCTTATCATCATTTTTTCCTGCTCAAGTATATGATTTTTGCCAGTACACAAATTTTCCTAAACCATACGAATGTGTTGCTTTAATAGAAAAATTTAGGAAGTTAGGACAAGTAAGAGTACTTATAACTGAAAGTAATGTAAACCAAATTTTTTATATTGAGGATTTTACTTATGGAGAGAGAGATGGAACGGGAGATGTTTATTTTACTATAAATTTAAAGGAATATAGGAAAGTTGTGGCCAAGTCTGTTAATACATCCAAAGCAAGTAATGGTGGAAAATCTAAAGTAGTAACGAATAAACCAAGACCTGCAACTAAAAAACCATCTGTAGGTCGAAAGTATACAGTTAAAAAAGGGGATAGTCTATGGAATATAGCAAAACGCTACTATGGTAATGGGATGAAATATAAGGATATAGCAAGTAGAAATAACATAAAAAATCCCAACCTTATTTATCCAGGACAGGTGTTAGTCTTATGATAGAAGCATGGATAATGTATAAAAATAAAAATGGATACTGGAAAGAAAATGCTACAAATTTACTTAAAACAATAATTATAAGTGGCAGTAAAGATGAAGTTGCTCGTAAACTTGAAGCAACCTTTTTTTATAGCATTTTTGACCGAAATCACGAAAATGTTCAAATAGGAGTAGGTTCAAAGATATGGATTGTACTAGATGGAAAAGAGATTTTTAGAGGAATAGTATGGGACAGAGAGTTAAATTCACATCAGGAATTAGTTATTACAGCATATGATTACTTAGTTTATCTTCTAAAATCTACTGTCACTTATAATTTTAAGAACATATTGGCAGAGGATGCCGTAAAAAAAATTATAACTGAATTGGGCTTACAATATGGAAATATACCTAAAATAGGAATAAGAATTAGTAGGCTTATACAGGATAAAACAGCATATGAGGCAGTAATGGAAGTGCTTACTCAAGTATCTAAGCAGAATGGAAAACAGTATATTCCTGTGTGTGATGGTACTAAAGTTTCAATTATCGAAAAAGGAGTTATTGTAGTTGACTATGAATTGACATGTATAAATGCATTTCAAAAGGATAATGATGTTGGAAATGTATTAAATACAAGTTACAAAGATACTATGAAAAACATGGTCGGAAGAGTAAAGATATATGATGATAAGGGTAATTATATATCTAAAGTGGAGAATCCTGGTCTTTTTGAGTACTATGGAATAATTCAAAAGACATATCAAACAGAAAAGGATAAGAATCCTCTTCAAGTGGCTAGAAACATGCTTCATGGTATTGATAATGAATGTAGTATAGAAGCTATAGGAAACTGGAGTTGTAGGACAGGATATGCTATTAAAACTAAAATATTTTATATAGATGCACTTCAAAATGGACTACTTTTTATTGATGGAGATACTCATACTTGGGAAGTTGGAAGTAATAAGTACACTATGACACTAGATTTAAAATTTGAAAATAAAATGGATGTAAAGGAGGATTAAATATGAAGGATCCTTATGTTGAGTTTATAAATTTAATGAAGGATAGGGGAGCAGATAAAAATCCTCCCAGTATACAAATAGGGCAAATGGTTAGTGCTAATATTCTCAAAATAGGAGAGCTGCAGCTAACAAGTGATGATTTTTATGTAGCTGATTATTTAAAAGAAAATTATAAAAGAAATTTAGAGGTAGATGGCTCTACTAGAGAATATATAACTAAAGATGGATTAAAAGCCGGTGATACCGTGGCAGTACTAGCGACGGAGGATAGGCAGACATTCATAGTGTTATGTAAGGTGGATAAGCCATGAGTACTATATTTCCTAATGAAGATATTTTAGACCAGGCTATAAAAGAAACAGTTCATGACAGAGAAGAGTTGCCTCTATTTAAAGAATATGCTTGGGATTTTGATAAAAATAAATTTATTTTAGAGAATGGTAAGTTTAAAGTAGTTGAAGGAAATGAAGCTCTTAAAGTATGGATATGGAAGGCATTAAAAACTGAAAGATATAGATACTTAGCTTATAGTTGGAATTATGGACATGAATTGGATTCACTCGTAGGAAAAGGACTAAGCAATGCAGCATTAAAGCTAGAGGTTGAACGTTATATAAAAGAGGCTCTTTTAATAAATCCTTACTTAAAAGATATATATAATTTAAATATTACAATTGAGGGAGCTAAACTAGATATTGCTTTTACAGTTTCTACTGTTTATGGGGAGATGAATGTAAGTGTATAGTGAAGATAGTAAAGATATACTAAATAGAATGTTAGATAAAGTGCCTAATGATTTAAATAAATTAGAAGGCTCTTTTTTATTCGATGCGTTATCTCCTATTAGTTGTGAGCTAGCTGAAGCTAAAATACAGCTTGATGAGATACTTAATAGAGTATTTGCTGTAACCGCAGCCAAATATGGTTACAGTGAAGAATTAGATAAAAAAGCAGAAGAATATGGAATATATAGGAAAGGCGGCACAAAAGCTACAGGGGAAATTATATTTGATGGAGTAGATAATACGGTTATTCCAAAAGGAACTATTGTTCAAACTAGCAACGGTTTGCAATTTGAAACTACAGAAGAAAAGATAATAATAAATGGAAGTGCTACTGTTAAAATAGAAGCAATGGAAATAGGAGAAAAATACAATGTGCCATCCGGAACTATTACTCAACTGCCTATACAGTTAGTTGGGATTAGAAGTATAAATAATATTAATCCTACTACGGGAGGAACTGAAAATGAATCAGACGCAGAACTGCTACAAAGATTACTTTTAAAAATTCAATCTCCTGTAACTTCAGGTAACCCTAATCATTATAAACAATGGGCTTTAGAGGTAGATGGAGTTGGAAAAGTTAAAGTATTTCCTTTATATGATGGTAACGGGACAGTAAAAATAGTATTAATTGATAGCAATAAAAAGGCACCATCTGAGGAATTAATAAATAATGTTTTTAATCATATAGAAGATGTTAGACCTATAGGACCTAAAATAACTGTTGTTGGTGGTATAGAAAAACAAATTAATATAACATCAAAGGTCATATTGGCCAATGGATTTAATATAGGCCAAGTACAAGAAGAATTTATAAAATTACTAGACGAATACTTAAAAGATATAGCTTTTGAACTATCATATGTGAGTATAGCAAGAATAGGAAATCTGCTTCTTAATACTCCTGGAGTTTTAGATTATACAGAACTAAAGATAAATAACTTCTCGGTAAATGTTGGACTATCGGATGAAGAAATACCTGTACTTGGAACAGTCAGTTTGGAGGTGCAATAATTGTACCCAGAAAGTATAGATAAGTTTACAGAAAAATTAAATAAACTAGATGGCAATACCTATGTAATCGAAGAAGAGGTAACATTCACTGATGGAGCATATGAAGATGAACTGCAGCATGATAATGTATCTAATACAAGTGTAAGAGTTTATACAGGAAGTAAGTTGACAGGAGATAGAATAGATAATTTTATACTTTCTACTCCAAGTGAAACTCCATGGAAAAGAGTTATTAAGATATTTGCTGATGTTCCTAAAGCATATATCACTTACGAAACTCAAGGAGATACAGTTGAAGCTGACGATATAAATAAAGTACAAGAAAGTATAGTGAATACTCAAAAAGAAGTAGACAGATATAAAGATGCTAATGATTTAGAGATAAGCAACCTAAAGAATAGGGCAACTATACTTGAAAATAATAAAGCTGAGAAAACATATGTAGATACAGAATTAAATAAAAGGTACTTAAAAGAACAGGTATTTACTAAAGAGGAAGTTTTACAGAAGATACAAGATATTATAGGTACCGCTCCTGAAGCTCTAGATACATTACAAGAGATAGCAGAAGCATTAAATAATGACGCAAACTTTGCTGGAACAATTACTAATGAATTAAGTAAAAAAGTTGATAAAATAGAAGGAAAACAATTAAGCACAGAAGACTATACTACAGCTGAAAAAAATAAGTTAGCTGGGATAGCTGATGGGGCAAATAAATATATTCATCCTTCAACACATCCAGCTACTATAATTGTAGAGGATAGTGCTCATAGATTTACTACAGATACTGAGAAAAATAATTGGAATGATGCGAACAGTAAAAAACATACGCATTCTAATAAGGCTGTACTCGATATTATAACTCAAACACTTGTAGATGCTTGGAACAGTGCTGTATCTCATATAAGTGATACTATTAAGCATATAACCAGTGATGAGAGAACCTTATGGAATACAGTAACTAATAAATCTGATATAGGACATACACATGACGATAGATATTATACAGAGGATGAAATAAATTCTAAGTTTGTAAGTAAATCAGAGCTTGGTGATGCTGGCTATGGAGATATGCTTAAAAGCATTTACGACACTAACGGCGATGGTATTGTAGATAAAGCCGAAAAATTAACTAATGCAATAACAATATCAAATTATGATACTTTAAAACCAGATTTGGTAGCACAAGGAACTATAACACCTATTAGAGCATCAAATGCTGCTAATTCGCCTTGGAATAATACAACATCGGGATTTTTAATACAAAGTAATGATAGAGATAGTTTCCATATCTTAATATTTAGAAGTGGAGGAGATGGATGGGCGTATAGAAGCTATTATCAAGGTAACTGGAGCAGTTGGAAAATTTGGTCGACAACAGACCATAATCATAATACTCAATACCTGCCTAAGGGTGGAGTAACCTGGAATGATTTAAAGGGGGTGTAGGTGTTGTATGGAACTATAAAATATGGTACTAGCCAATATGGTAATAATTTTACAGTATCAGATGAAGAAATTGAATTATATAGACCAGACTTATTAGCCTATTTACCTCCTATTTTACGAGAAATAAAAGAATTTAAAGTATGGAATGATGTAGTAGGATATGAATTAGCATTGCTAAAGTGGCAAATGAAAGACGTACTTAAGCAATGTTTTATTGATACTGCTACATGGGGATTAAGTTTATGGGAAAAAGAGTTTGGAATTGACACAGATATAAGTAAGAGCTATGAAGAAAGAAGAGAAATTCTTAAAGCTAAAAAAAGAGGCCATGGAACTGTAACTAAAAAATTAATAAAAGAAACAGCAGAAGCTTTCAGCGGTGGAGAAGTAGATATTATAGAACACCATGAAAGCTATTCTTTTACAGTACAATTTATAGGTGTTAAGGGTATTCCAAAGAATTTAGCAAGCTTTAAAGATATGCTAGACACTATAAAGCCAGCACACTTGGCGTATGATTTTAAATACACTTACACAGTTTGGGATTTTATAGAGGGTAATTTAACATGGAATGATGCAAAACTTAAAACATGGAATGACTTAAAAATTTATGAATAGAGGAGAGTGAGATGATATGAAAACAACAGCTAATTATGGATTAAAAAAGCCAGAGGGGACAGATGTAGTTAATATTGAGGACCTTAATTATAATGCGGATATCATTGATACGCAGATTAAAAGTTTAAATGATAAAAAAATAGATTATGGAACAGCGAGTGGGACTAATACCTACACTGTAACTATAACAGGAGCAACATTGACAGAGGGAAGAAGTTATAAAATAAAATTTACTAATGCTAATACTGGAGCAGCAACATTAAATATTAATGGTTTAGGAGCTAAGAGTATCCTAAAATCAAATGGAAATGCTTTATCTAGTGGAAACATAAAAGCAGGACAGATACTTCATCTAGTTTACACTGGTTCGGTTTTTCAATTATTGGGTGAAGGGGGTGAGTATGGTACTGCCACCGCAGATAAGGTACTAGAAGGATATACAATAGGTACAGAAAATGGAATAGTTTCTGGAACTATGCCAAATAATAGTGGTAAAATCCAAGAAGCAGTAGCCACGTATTCAGAAGAAGGGTTCGTTAGATTACGACCACCTAAAGGATACTATGATGGAGCACAGGGAAGTTCTGTAGATTGGACTGATGAAAATTTTAAAAAAGAAAATATTAAACCTGGTGTAACTATATTTGGACAAACAGGAACTTTTACAAGTGATGCTAATGCTACAGCAGGTCAAATTTTAAGCGGACAAACTGCTTATGTAAAAGGTAATAAGGTAACTGGAACCATGCCTAATAATGGTTCAAAAACATTTACTCCATCAGATAGTGTTCAAACCAGTGGCGCTGGTTACTATAGTGGTATTACAGTAAATGCTAGACCTAGTTTATCTGGAAATGCTACCACAGCTCAAGTGTTAAGTGGACAGACTTTCTATGGAAATAATTACACACGTCAAACAGGAACAATGCCTAATAATGGAGCTAAAATAATTATTCCTAGTACAACTAACCAAGCTATACCTGCGGGTTATCATAATGGTAGTGGATATGTTAAAGGTGATGCTAATTTAAAACCAGAGAATATAAAAAATGGAGTTAGTATATTTGGGGTTACGGGAACTTTAGAACCTAGACCATCTTCAGTTCACACAAGAACAGTAAGCACCACACATTCTAGTAGTCGAGGTGTACAGAATTTAACACAAACTTTTATTTCGGCACCTAATGCAAATTATATTCTTTTTATATCAGACTTGGATGCTGATAATAGACCATATAGCTATGTAGCTAATAATGCTCATGGTGCTCCTCAATCGAGTATAGGATTCTGTGATGGTACGAAATATTTTGACTTTTATGATGATTATGGTGGTTTTGGTGATTCGTATTCTTCAATGGACACTAAAATAAGGTCATTTTCTGTTTATATAGATAAAGCGAATAATAAAGCCTACACACTACTCATATATAGTCAATATATGAGTAATTATGAGGATAGCAACTTACACGCTTTTTCTATTAAACAAAGAATACTAGATATAACCGGGCTTAATCACAATTCTTTATCAATTGTGAGTCTATTAGGCTCACAGGATGAATATAACAGTTCATCCTCTGCAAAACTAGATGGTACTTTCTATTATTTTTCATAATATAGGAATTGGAGGTAGTTATAAATGATAGGAAGAAAAATTTATTATGAATTAGCAACAGGTGATGTTATATTAACAACATTAGAAAAAACAAGTGAAACTGCGATAAATACAACAAAAGAACAAGATTTTCAGATTTATGATGTACTACAAGCAAGAAGTATAGATTCTGTAGGAGTTATACAGCTAGAGTTTGGACAATATCAAGGCGAATTTCAAACAGCAAAATCATACAAAGTAAACCTAGAAACTAATGAATTAGTATTTGAATATCCAACTTATGAGCCACCACTTACAGAACAAATTGAGCGACTAAAGAGTGAAAATTTATCACTAAAGGAAGAAAATACAGCATTAAAAGAACAACAAAAAGAACTTCAAACTTCCTTGTTGGAAGCACAAAACGCAATTAATGCTTTATTGGAGGTGTAATAAATGAGTATATTATACAATTATTTTGTTAGTTGCTGGAGATTAAATCCTAATTTTAATGAAGAAAATCTTAATAATGCGGTAGCTAAAGGATTTATAACAGAGGAAGAAAAAGCAAAAATATTAAAAATCGAAAGAGAATTTTTAGAATAAAATAAGTTGTTTAATAGGCAAAGTAATGACTAGAGATAGTCTTTATTTTGCCTTATTTTATAAGAAAGAAGGGTAAAAGATGGATAAAAAAGAGGTATTCAGTACAGCTATAGCAGGAACGGGAACATTTCTAACATGGTTATTTGGGGCTTGGGATACAGCTCTAGCAATACTTGTATTATTTATAATCCTAGATTACGCAACAGGAGTAATTAGGGGCTATATAAAAAAAGAGCTTAGTTCAGATGTAGGGTTTAAGGGAATAGCAAGAAAAGCTATTATACTCGTGGTTCTAATTGTAGCTGTAGCATTGGACAGACTGCTCAATACAGGGACTTGGGTATTTAGGACATTGGTTTGTTATTTCTATATTGCTAATGAAGGATTAAGTATATTAGAGAATTGTGGTTCTTTAGGTTTACCATTACCAGCAAAGATAAAGGATGCGCTGGAGCAACTTAAAGATGGCAATAAAAAAGAGATAAAGGAGGAATAGTCCATGAAAATAGCAATTCGTGGAGGACACAATTATGGAGTACCAGGAGCTTCAGGAGTATTAGATGAGGTCGCAGAAGATAGAAAGGTTTATGCTAAGGTTATAGAATATCTTAAAAAGTTAGGTCATGAGGTATTAGACGTAACACCTAATAAAACATCTACAAGTGCTGAAGATTTATCTTTTGGAGTATCTAAAGCTAACAGATGGGGAGCAGATTATTTTTGCTCTATTCATTTTAATGCTGGAGGCGGTAGAGGTACAGAAGTTTTATATTATAATGGAAGTTCTAAGGGAAAGAGTAAGGCTGAAAAAATAGCAAATAAAATAGCGGAGTTAGGTTTTATTAACCGAGGAGCTAAGGTAGATACTAGAGGACTTTATGAATTAAGAAATACCAAAATGCCAGCTAATATAATAGAAGTATGTTTCGTGGACAGCAATGTGGATGCAGAGTTATATAGAAAAGTTGGAGTTAGTAATATTGCCAGAGCAATAGCAGAGGGAATAACTGGACAGATTATTAAAGTAGAAACTGAAGCTAAACAGAATAAATATACTGTTAATTACTGTCTAGAGTTTCAGAAGTGGTATAACAAGGTTACTCAAACAAGAGCACCGCTTACTGAAGATGGTATATACGGTCCATTAACAGAGGAGGCATTACAGAAAATTACAAATATCATAAGAGAATTTTAATTTACTCCCTGGAGAAAACCAGGGGGATTTTTTTATTTTTTGATTAGAACTAATGAATATAAATAATAACATGAATTGATAAAAAACATAAGGCTAGTTGACAAAATTGCAAAAACATAGTAATACAGTTGTAAAGTATATTTGTAAACAATATTACCATAGTGATAGGAATATTTTTATGAATAAGATGAAAATAAGTGAAATATACTTGTATAAAAAATATATTTATGGACAAAATTTTTTAATAATATAGAAAAAATTATATCATAGTATTTTAATTATTTTATTAAAATTTATATTGTTTTAGAGGAAATATGTTTACAGTGTAGAAATAGGAATATGCTACAATATATAGAAAGAGTGATAGTAATGGCTATTCCTAGTCTAAACGGACACGGTATTTTACCAGAAGGTATTTATGAATGCACAATGGAAGATATAAAAGAAAAGTTTTGTTCTATAGAGAATAAAGAACATAGATGTAAGTTATTTAAAAAGCTAGAGCAATATTTAAAAGATTTAAAGAAGTTTAATACTAAATATGAATTAATAATTGATGGGAGCTTTATAACTGATAAAAAATTTCCATCTGACATAGATTTTATTCTGGCATATGATTTTGAATATAGCCCAAAGACTAATTTCGATGATTGGCTTATGTTATTAAATGGAGATTGCGTAAAGCAAAAATACGGGTTACAAGTATTTCCAACATTTCTTGATAGTGATTTATACGATGAAACTATTGAATTTTGTAAACAAGTAAAAGAAAAGCCAGGTATAATTAAAGGGTTGTTGAGGGTGAGAATATGATAAATAGCATTGAGCAAAAAAATCAGGCTGAAAATCAAATAAAAAGATTAGAGAATATATTAATTTCTCTTAGGGAAAAATTATTGCCAGATAGAGAAAAACAATATAAAGCAATGGCTAGTAGTTATGTAAATAAAATAAGAGAGTTGAGAGAAGAAATAGATGAATTTACAGGCGTTCAACTATTTAATATACCTAAAAATGATTTAAATATCCATATAATAGGGCCTGTTATTGGATATGGTGAGGCTCCAATTAGTTTGGTATCAAAGTTTTTAGATAATTTTAGGAAAAGCATTCAAACAATATATGCAATTTTGTGTGATATAAAGATTTCAACAAATGTACCTAAGGAAGTTGCTAAAGCATGTGATTTTAATTTATTAGGATATAACAAAGGGAGTATAAATTTATCACTTGGATTACCACCTAAACAGTTAAACTTTTTTGACAGTAATAATAAAATAGATAATGCTATGGAAGTATATTTTAAAGCTATTCATTGGGCTTCAAGTGCCTTACCAAAAGAGTGTATTGATATAGATGAAAATATAAGAGATAGAGCACTAGGAAGTATATTAAGAACTCTTCCAGATGAAAAAAATATAAGTGAAATAACTTTTTCAGGAGAAGCAATAAAAAAATATGGTAAGTTAAGTATAAATAAATATGCTAAATATAGGATTAGTGAAATATTGTTAAATAAAGATATTGATGATGAAATAATAGAAGTGAAAGGCAAAATTAGAGAAGTAGATTTGGATAATTTATCTTTTACATTAAGAGATATACAAGAAAATGATTATAATATTCCGAATCAGATGAAGTGTATAATGACAGAAGCAGTAGCTGAACAACTTAAAGATTATTTAGACTCATATGCAATTATTAAGGGAATTAGAAAAGAATCTAGTAATACTATCAATGTTAAATTAGTAGACACTTTAGATTAA